AAGGATAGTGATGGTGACTTAGTACAAGTCATTGGTATGGAGTGGGATATTCTTGATAAGTATAGAGAACCCTACTGGAAGTACGTGATATGGGATATAGCGCTAGGTTGTGTACTAGATATAGATGACCTGTTACTCAACTCCTATACCCTATCTAAAGACGCTACGCTATAGGGTAACAGTATACATAAGGATAACAATGACCGATAGACAAGATTATTTAAACAAACTGATTGACTACAAAACTTACTATGCCCGCATAGCTCATCACTATAACTATGAAGAACTAGAGAAGTTAGTCAGTGAGTGGCTAGGGACTAAGTTTAGTTCTGTCACAAAGGAACTGAAGCAATCACTTAAGAATGATGCTCTGCTCAATAACATCAGTGGTTGGGTTGACCTAGTACCTCTAATTAACTCTAAGCAAATGAGTACCGCTTTCCGAAAAGCTGGTGGTGTTATGGCTAGGGGTGAAGTTGTGTGCGTGTTGAAGGAAGTGGCTCGTTCCATTGCAGAGCCTAAGACGCTACGCTGATAGATAAAACTATGAGTAAGGCTATGGACAACATTAAATACCCTAGAGTATTTCTAGGGACTTCTATTGAAGGAAAACGCATATACTTAACACCGCCAAACTGGTCTTGTAGCTGGTATTGGAGTTGGGGATGGATTGGTAACCATCATTGCCATTACCACTTAGACTCTCTATTCAGAGATACTAATATGCATGATGGTATTAAAGCCCACTTTAAGACTTTTGCTATTACCAATGACAATGACTTATGGACATTCTGTGAGCTAGTAAGAACTTTCTACCATCTTAGAGACGCATCTGATGTGCTAACTAGAGGTAGTAGTAACTACACCACTAACCCATGTCGAGAGCTAATCAAAGATGCTGACTATGCTAACCACATTAATACTGTGTTAATGCCAGCTATCTTTGCTGAGACATATAAACTATTTGAGAAGAAGAATAATGCCAAAGATATTTAAAGGATGTGATGTACTAGATGCATCAAAGCTAACTAATGATGAGTTCCTACCACAAGTAGGACGCACATCTACTTACTATCCATTGCCTCATATTGGATTCTACATGAATGCTGCTACTGTCCTTACAGAGCTTGGCATTGGTATAGTATCTAACTCCTTTGGGCTTACTCCTAAGAGAGATAGAATGTTCATGTGGTTGGAGACTGATGCTAAGATCAACGATATGCCATTGTGTATCGGTGGACGCAACTCATACGATAAGTCTATGAGTGCTGGATTGTGTGTAGGAACTAAGATACTAGTCTGTTCTAATAAGGTGCTTGCGTCTTATGAGAATGGTGGTGTTGTGTCTAGGAAACATACCAGTGCTGAGAATATAGATGAGTTGAGTAGGGAGTTTTCTGAGTTAGTTAAAGTTCAACAACTACCTAATCGCAAAACTCTATTTGAAGGGCTGTCTGTAGCTAAAGAGACTGGGCTTAGTGACAGGGCTGCAAAGGAGTTATTAGTAGACCTTGTTCTATCTAACGTCATTGCTCCCACAGACATCCCCCTTATCTGGAAAGAGTTCTATGAGCCTAGCTACTCAGAGTTTAAGTCTACTAGCAGAACATGGCGTATGTTGATGGCTTGCACAGAAGTATTTAAACTCCACAAAGGAGTTGATTACCAAATCAAGGCTTATGATGGTGTGGCTAGGGCGCTAGGACTCTAACCCGCAACTATCTATCTCCTACGGGGATGGATAGTATATAGAGGATTGAGAATGGAATACGATGAGTACAAAAGATTGAAAGAAGACCTTGAAATGAAGTTAAGAGATTTAAGGACTTACTACATTAACACCAATGGACTGCCTATAGGAACTCCTGTCATTCCTCTTCAAAGAAATGATGGTTATTCTTGCCAATTTACGGGTCAGTTATGTCATGTATTTGACAGACAGATTGGCCGTGACGGGCGCATTGACCACACTATCATTAAAGCCAGAAAAGATGGCACTATGGCAAGAGGCGGAAGACAAGAAATTCTGTTTGACAAAAAAGACTTGCAAGTGGTTGAGGAAGCGAATGAACTTTAAAGAATATCAAGAACAAGCATTTCGCACTGATGGCGGTAATCTAACTGCACACTTTCTAGGGTTAGGTGGTGAAGCTGGCGAAGTGATGGAACTGTACAAAAAACACATAGCACATGGACATCCGCTAGAACCCCATAAACTATACAAGGAACTAGGTGATGTGCTTTGGTATATCAGTGCTATTGCTACTGGGCTTAACCTATCTCTAGAAGACATTGCCATTGCTAATATTGACAAGCTCAAAGCTAGATATCCCGACAAGTTTAGTGCTGAGAGGAGTATTAATAGGGTTGAGGATGATGACATACTAGGAGAGGACTAGTGACTTGGAAAGACAAGGCTTTAGAAGTAATCATTCCAGTTCTTGCTCAACACAGGCAATTTTGCAGGGATGGACTAATGAATCGCTCTGAACTTAGAAGAGAGTTAAACAAAGTCTATCCCTTTGGTCAGCGCGTCAATCACCCTTATAAAGTATGGTGTGCTGTAGTTAATGAAGCAATAGAAGACGTGTTTGGAGTTGAGCAGACTGAGATAGAGGAATTGCCATTATTAAATCAATCAAATTACTCAATTCTTTGAACTAATGGATTTGTAGAACCTAATACAGAGTTCTAAATAATGCTACGCAATTAGATAACACATTATTTTAATTGCACGCATGAACTTAAGAACACAAGTAGCTCAACTGATTAGGGAGTTGAGGATAGAAGCTGGAATGACTCAATCTGATTTAGCTCGTAAGCTAGGATGCGGTCATTCTAGAATTTCTTTAATAGAAGACGCAAAAAGAGGCATTGGCTTAGAAGATATTGAACAGATAGCGGAAGCATTAAACCTTGATATTCAAATTACTGTTACTTGGAAAAAGGAACCAGTAGTGAGGAAGATTGATGTTTAATATGCTTGACCACATTGACTTACTTACTCATAGGTTAGTCAAAGAGTCTCCAAGTGAGTATCGTTATCTATGCCCTGTATGTGATAACGATACTTTAACAGTTAAGAAGCATACTAGCCCTACCTTTACTGCAGGAGCTTACCAATGTTGGGCTGGCTGTCAATGCCATGAGATACGAGAGGCTATGGGTGTTAGAACTTACAACTCTAACACCGTATCTCTTAATAAGTGGAAAGCATCTAAACCTAAAGAATACCCACCTGTAATACCACCACAACATTTGAGCTTTATCCCAGTAGAGCCTAGAGCGCCTAGCTTTAGGTGGGATGGTCGCAAGAGAGTGATGAGATATAACTATAGCCCCACTCAATACACAGAGCGCATAGAGTCTATGCAAGTATCGGATGATGGTGAGTTAGTTAGAGATAAGACTTTTAGGCAGTACTCCAATGGGCGAATAGGCAAAGGTAATGAGCCTTGGGATATGTATTTATGGAACAAGATCCCTTTGGACGAGGGTAATCTAGTTGTAGTTCCAGAGGGTGAGAAGTCAGTACAAGCATGGTGGTTACATGGCATAGCAGCTACTTGCCCTCAAGGTTCATGTTGGACTTCCACAGACCTTAAGAGATATGCACAACAGTTCAAAGACAAAAGCCTCTATCCTTTACTTATTCCTGATACTGACCTTGCGGGTGAGCGTAAGAGAGATAAGTGGCTAGAGGCTTGTCGTGAAGTTGGTCTTTGGTCTATGGTACTTGACCTTAGAGAGTTGGTCTATTGGCAGGAAGGATGGGATAGCTATGAGTTGTTGATGCTACACACTACCTATACTTTGGGCTTTGTCAAAGACTTGTGTAACATCCAAACCCAAAGCCCCAGACAAGCTAACTACTAAAGGATAATCTTCTCTAATAATTGTTGCGTACTCCCAATCTATCTGGGCTGCCTTTGGGAGATTAGATAATGCTAACTCAACCGTATCTAGCAGCCCTAACTCTAGTAATGCAAGCCTAAGCCTACGAGCATCAATTTCTCTGATAGGCTTAGGCGTTTCATTGATTATGGTGTTGTCCACAATTACAGCGCCATTGCTAATTCTCCATTGATTGCGATATTGCCTATCTGGTAATTCGGAATCATCAATAATTAAATATTCTTTTCCATCAGGGACATCCTTTGCGGCGACTTCTTCAATAGAAAGTCCGCAGTCGGGAATAGGGATAAGAATTGATGCACCACCATCTTCATTTTCAAAAACAATTACTTGAGACATGGTTAACCAAAGATAGCGACGTTTACAAAATCCATATCAACATTTGTTAAAGCATCAAAAGCAAGGCAATTAAACCTTAAAGCAGTAGTAGTAGGATCGGCTGTTGAATACCCGAGAAGTGCCCCTTGAGCAGGATTTCCTGTACGCTTGGCAGGAGTAATGACAGCCGCGTAATTTACATTAGGCATTGCTGTAGTGAAATTTACTGTGTAATCACCTAAACCATTATCAGTAATGCTGCTTACATTGCCACTTCCTCGGATTGTAACAGTACCACCACCGTTGAAATTTACCCAAGCTCGACAAGCATAAGCAGGGGCAGATCCAGATTGCCCACCATCTAGTTGAACGGCTGATACACGATTCTCTAGAAGTGTTGCCATTATGTACCTTCCTCTATTCTCATAAAGCCATTAGCACTAGCCCATATAGCACTAACAACTCCAGTGTAATCATCAAAGTAGAGATAGCCTTGTGGTTGTAGTAGATACACAGATGAGGTAGTTGCAGTACCACTCTTAGCTATGTACGCAACCGATGTGCTGTCATTTCTAAAGGATGCCCATTTACGAGATGTATTCAAGGCTAGCAAAGTTACTGATGTCGCACTACTAGCTACTGATGTGGTAGGGGCAGACGTGGCTTGGGGAGCAGCACCACCAGGGACTACTTGCCCAGTGCTTGGGTTTACATTTGTTACTAGGAGATATCTTTGCCCATTAGAGCCTACAATATCGCTCATGATTCACCTATGGCTTTAGAACTAAGATATTGAATACTAAAGCACCTGGGGTAATACCAGCAGCAGTTGCATTACCAATACGAACAGTTACAGTGTTAGCAGCGCTTACAAAAGCAGTTAACTCTAAACCAGCTACTAAGGCAGTAGTAGGAGTTGCTAGTACAAAGTCTCCTAGAGAAGCGCCCGATACTGTAGCCGTTTGGTCATTGGTTACGTTGGTAGCAATTAAGGGAAAAGTTAGGGTTGTTTGAAGTGGGAGAAGAGAACCAAGGATTAAACCTCTTTGAGTCCCAGACAATTCATTGGTATTAGAGAGGGCGCGTTGTCCACCAGTAAAGCTCATAAGTTTAGGGCAATAGTTGTAATTCCAATATACTATCACGCTACGCTATGGGGTAGAAATATGTGAGGATGATATGGATATCGACTTAATCCTAAAGCTAGTTATCATTGGATATACAGCATTAGGTTTCCTAATTTGCTTAGGAATGTTTATTCTTATTCTAGTAGGTGAACTATGACCTTATTCGTTTGGATTGTTATGGCTGGTAGTTTCGTAGTTGCGGGCTGGTACGCTAGAGGTTTATGGGACTTCTATAATTGATGAGTCTAAGTTGGATGGTAAGGAGAAGTGGGATTAAACCCATTTAACTCTACCCTTGCCACCACGATTAGACACTTCCTTAACACCTGTCCAATTGACCTTTCTATTGGACTCAGGTTCTAGAGTTGGAGGTGCTTGTGGCACTGATACTACATCACCTCTGATTAGCCTTACAGACATCACGTGTTTGCATATACCCCTAGAGCCTAGTACACCAAATACCTTTTGTTGTTCACCTAAGAGTGTGGGGAGAAGGTCGGCTTGTTGTCCTAGGTAGTCAGGGCAAGTGCATCTATAGCCTAGCGCCCTACCAGTAGCTATAGACTGAGTTACTGTCTCTGGTGTGCCTATCGGTACAATCTCACCTACTGTGGTGACTAGCGCTATGGATTGCCCTTGGTCATTTAGGACAGTATATTGTCCATCTATACCTTTGCCTTGCGCTTCTAGTAGTTGTTCTGGTGTTAGTGGTTGATTATTCGGTATCGTATAAAAGTATCGCCCTAGTGACTTAACAGTACGCCCTTCGACCTTAACAGCATAGGTAGTTGATTGTAGGGCTACCGTTGAGCTATCAATTACTCTAGCGGTTACTCGATAGTCAAAGGATTCGGCATTGGCAGTAAATTGTTGAGAGTCGGGTCTAATGAATCTAGCATCTAGAGTTAGCCCACTATCAGGGTCAGGCTTCTCAAACTTAACAGAGTCACTAGTATACTCAAGCGCTTTCATGTAACGCTTGTACTGGTTAGATATGGTCTGTTGTTGGTCTGGGCTAAGGACAACCTTAGAGCCAAGGGAATAGTCGTTAGTACGATAGGTCATTGCAAATACCTTACAAGTAGAACACTGAATCGAAGACTAGGACTCTTTGTACGCATGGCTTTAAGTCTTACAAGCTACGGACAGGAAGAAGAAACAGATATACTAACAGCGCCTTGACCAATCATAGAACAACTTACTCCATCAAAGCAAGTTACCCCCTGATCTACTCTATTGCCAAGCGAATCGACTACGATCACCGTATATCGTCCTCCGCAAATTCCATCTAAATATGTATAGACTGGGGTAAATGGAGCAACAGCTGAAGGGCTTAAAGTAAAAGTGTAAGTTTCTGGGGAACAATTAGCACATCCACAAATGGGATTCCAAAAGTTTGCAGAAAGAGTAATAGTGCGGACAAGCGCCGCTTCACATTGTGCTTGCGAACTGTATGAGCCGAAAGCATCAATTACGCAGACACCTCCACTGCATGAATACCTGTTAAGAGAAGAACACCCTAGATTGTTAGGTGGGAATGTAGCAGGAGTGCAACAAAGGACAAACGAGCCAGCAGTCTCAAAATCGACCACCCCTCTAGCTATGGTTCCCGCAGGACATAGGTTGGTTCCCCCATTGAGGTTCATATCTACCTGTGCTGATTGAGCGCTAGTCACGGTGTGCCAAGTACAGTTTTGGATAGGGGTACATCCACCAGCAGTAGGAGGTGGGACACTGTCACTAGGACTTGGGCTAGGCGCTGTAGGTGAGGATGGACTACTAGGGTTAGGCGATCCCGGGTTAGGGTCTGGACTAGGAGAACTTGTGCCCGTGGGCGGTGTTGGTAATGGGGTAGGAGGAGGCGGAGTTACAGTGAAATCTGCTACTCCTTTCTTCCAAGTGGCAGAAGCAAAAGAGATGGGTAACACAAATTGTGTATCGACAGGAGTATTTGGATTTTCTTCAATCAAATCATTACCACTACTAACAGTGGGCGATCCTCCTATAGATGCTGATACGCCACTACCGACTAGAGTGTTGGCTTGTAAATCCCACATCTCAAAGCTGCAAGTATAGGGTTGTGGTATTGCTAGTCCTAGATAAAGGTTCTGTGCTGGTGGGACATATACTCCTGCTTTGACAGGGAAGCTTCTAGGTATATCAGCCCTAGTAAGTGCGGGTATAGATATCTCAGCTAGGAGTGTGTAGGTATTGCGAACATTGGCTCTACCAGTGCCATCTTCTCTATATCCCTTCTGCCCGCCCGCAAAGATGCGTAGTGTATTAGCGATGAAGGATTGTGGTTCGGTTTGCTCAATGAATTCGTCAAGGGCATGAAGTGTTATTGTATCTATCCACTTACCAGCAAAATCTTGCTGCTCTGTGAGTTGAGGTATTGAATTAGCTATGTTTGATAGATTAGCGCTACTAAGAGATGGGGCTATAGCAGCATCTTGGTTGGCAGGAGTGAAAGCATATCCACCGCTAGAATCTCCATACCCCGTTAGCCTTAGATTACCATTACCAAACCTATCGCACTGAGTACCACGCAAGTCATAGCCAAGGAAAGAGCGCCCCTGTGGTTGAAAGGGTGTGACAAATTCTTTATAGTACTGGGATTCTTGAGGGGAGATTGTACTCATGGACGCTACGCTATGGGGGAAAGATTAAGAGGGTCGGATTATGACTGATAGAGAGAAAGCTTTATTTATCCTAGGGTACTCTCAAGGCAATCAAGAAACAGTAATGAAGTTAATGTTGTTACTAGGTATCAGTATTGACTTGCTTGAATCTTGGCATGATGAAATAGCTGAATTAAAGAAAATAATCTTTACTAGGATAGAGAATAAGTAGCAGTACTGAAACTAATAGGCATCGTAAAGCCAAGTTGTGCTTGAGGTATTACTACAGGTTCAGTCTGGGTTACTAAAGTAGTAGAGCCATTGGTAGTACCTAGAATGTCTGTACCGCTATCTCCAATTATGATTCCGCTAGATTCTTGGATTGAGCGTAAACCTGATGTCGGGTCAGTGCCAGTGTGTCTAAAGTTACGTGCATCTATAATACCAGAACTCTGTGCCCACAAAGTAGCAGTTAACCAGTTCAAAGCACCTGTAGCTGTTACTTGCCTATTCTGAAGTACTATCTTCCCAGAGCTTCTAGCAAAGGCTAAGGTAGGTAGTACACCAGTTGTATAGGTAAGGGCAAAGTCATTCATTACCCTAATCACACCATCTAGCTCTGATACTAGGAGTGCTGGCGATGTAGCTTGAGTAATGTTGTAGGTGATACCTTCGGCTAGTTCTATGTATCCATTGACAGCAGATACAGCAAAGGTGTTTTCAGGGGCAAACGTTAAGTTCTTGAGGATATATCTAGTGCGTCTTTGATTGACTTGGATGTTACCCTTGATAATAGTGCCTGCCCCATTCCCAGTAATTGTAATGCTACCACCACCAGTTACTTCAGTTAACGTAGCACCGTTATAGTATCCATCAGCTAGTTTAATAGTGTGGTCATAGCCTCCAGTATCATACTTAGTACTAAAGGCTAGTATTGCTGCTTGTATAGTTTGAAAAGCTGTTTGTGGTGCTAGTCCATTATTAGTATCCGAACCCCACCAGTTGACGTAGAGCGTTAGGGATGAGGTAAGAAGTTGCCTGCAAGGGATGATGGACATAAGACGCTACGCTAGGGGATAGTTTAAATATACTGTGAACATGGAAGTATCGCTAGAATTTCTTTACCACTACAACTGCGACAGTTGCAGCAAATGGTGGACGTGTGCTGATATTAAGCCACAAGAGGGGAGCCTTGTGTTTTGCCCTCATTGCGGTTATGTCAACGAAGTTGAATCAATTACAGAATATACAGTGAACTAAATGCTACAAGTTAAAGACCCGCATGACATGAAAATTAAAACAGTTGACGAAGCATTCAAAGATGGAATTTTACATCAAGTGCCAGTCCCATCTGGCGAAGAAGCAAAGGAGAGCTATATTAAGGTCATGAAATTTAATCGTGCTTTGTTTCTCATGGCATACCGTCTTGGAGTTGCAACAGTGCTGCTAAATCAATCAACAGAAACACTTGAAAGCCTATTGGCTGACCAGTGGATTAAAGACAATCTAATTACAGAGGACTCCAATGCTACAAGTTAAAGACCCACAAGAAGTGTTTGATGAAAATATCAAACCTCTATTGCTAGAAGAAGGCGCTGCACAAGATATTGAGCTAACAGATGAGATGCTTAACACTCCCTACTCCATCTTTGTCCTAGGCGAGATGTATGGAAGTATCAGCACTTGCCTAGCCCAGAACATTCCTATCCCTAAGGAAATGTGGGATATGCCTGTAGTTCAGAGCTTTGTTAGAGGTGATGTTGATGATGTGGTTGTGGTAGATGGGGTTGAGGCGTTAACCAATGATGATGTTATAGCCAAGATGCAATCCTCTGAACAATCTATCATCATCCTTTAATTACTGCCCTAGGAATATAGCCCCAGCCGTATTCCACACAAAGGTAAATGTAGCAGGACTTGGGCTAGGCGATGTAGGAGGTGTGTAGGCTGGTACTAGTTCAACAAAGCCTAGTGCAATGTCAGTGCTAGCCGAAGTCCCTACAGTCCCCTTGAAGATAACACCACCAACAATGGGGGCAGCAGTAGCAGCCCATAGTGCTGTCCATACGGTGTTATCAAATCTCAGGGATGAGGCATTAGAAAGATAGGTGTTGGGATTAGTACCACTAGATTTAACTAGGTCTTTCCGCACATAGGAACCGCCACTAACCTCGTTAGTCAAATCAGCCCTTGTTGATACTGATGTTGAGGGCAGTGCGGTTACTAGTGCGATGTAGAAAGAGTCTGAGAGTAAGTTGACATTGACTCTAGCAATGTCGTTAGGAAATCGATTAAAGCGGTAGGAAGCCATGATAGTAGATAAGTTAAAAGGTAAGGTTGTTAAATCTGCAAAGTTTACCAATGAACATAGCGGGTATTACCCTGATATGGCTGGTGAAGTATCAATACTATTTGAGGATGGCAGTGAGTTAATCATTGAACCATTTGATTGCAACTATGTAGATACAACCCTAATAGAACCCACCCTGAACAGTGATGTTATACCCATTGGGACTAACACTTTGGGAGAGGGCAGCGTATAAGGATTCGTTAGGGCCAAGTAGTAATGCTTTGGTTCCTAACACTCCTTGTATTGAGTCAGGTAAAGGGACGTTGATGGTTACTAGGGCAGTAGCGTCATTAACTGATGCACTATCAATAGATACTAACTGTACTTCTGGTAGAGCTAGGGTTAATCGTGTACTGTTAGCCCCTTTCTTAAATAGTCTAAGTACAGTGGTAGGTACAGTGCCACTAGTAGCTACAGGTATTGCTTGAATAGATTCTATGATGAGTCCATTCTCACCAGCTTGGACTAAGAGCAATGCAGAGCTAGTTGTGTCACCACCATTACGAGGGATGACTTGATTACTCAAAGATACTACTGCTTTAAAGGGTATCTTCTTAAAGATTGGCTCAGTGTTGGGGGATGCCATGAGGGATGGACGCTACGCTAGGGGATAATATCTATAGTACCTTACTTAAATGACTGACAAAGAAATTACGCTAGCTTTATTTGGCTTGCTTGGTGATGACACAAAAACTGTGTTAGAGGCATTAGTCTTTTTAAGGCGAGAAATTCCCTTAGAGACTATTACTGAATGCCGCAAAGAAATGATGCAAATGATTAATAATCTAAGCGCACTTCTTGAGCCTAAGATGAAAGTTGCAATTAAAGATTTACTTGATAAGTTAGGGCTTTAACATGGACGCACGACTACTACTCATAGTCCTAATATGGATTGCAAAAGCTTTATTTTGGGAGAAACACAAAGATGACTAGAGCACAAGTACTTTATGATGCAATTCATAAGCAACAAGCTAAACAAGATGAATTGATTATCGCTAATGTTGAAGACAATCAATTATCTCTCCATCACGACTTGCACACATTCCTATCTAAGCTAGACCCAGATCTTTGCTACTACAGTGGCATTAGATATAAGTCAGAGCTAGATGATTGTGGTGTTAGTGTTGATGGTCATACCAAAGGTAATGGTTGGAAGCTAAGGATATCTTGGGATAATGACACTACTGTTCTATGGAGTCCTAACCTTAAGGCTTTACTGAATGGCGCATTGGACTTTCTTAAGGAGAGGGTGACACCGTGAAATGGCATTTATCAATTGATGATTGGCAAACATCCGAAGACTGGTTAAATGCAAGTGACTGTGACCTTGTTATTCTTGATATCAGAACTCTTGGCTATAACACCAATATTGTTTTATCATTTCAACCTATCTGTAATTGGCTATGGCAATGGGATGTAGATGTATTTAACCCTAGACCTTTTGGCGAAATAATACGGGTCAACCACAAGTTCCCGTCTTTTGATTTTGGGATAGTAGTTAAGAAGGTGAAAGTATGAGATGGCATTTATCCATTACTGATTGGCGAAAAGATGAGGAAGAAATGTTGTTTACTATTGCCGATTTTGACCTTGTTATTCTTGTTCTTTGGGCTTGGGGCTATAGAGTTATCTTCCAATGGTCATTTCAACCTATATATAATTGGCTATGGCAATGGGAGGTACAAGTATTTGGCTCTAGACCTGTTAATGAGTTAATTAGGATTTATCATAAACTGCCATCGTTAAACTTTCTTGTCATTGTTCACGGAGAAGACTGATGGAACTTAGAACATCCATTATTGGTTTCGATCCAACTAACCCTTATTCAGGGTCAGATGATGCTGACTGTATTGAGCTTTATCTAGGGTTAAGTCAATGGCTGCATATAACAATTCAGATGTATTTCTTCCCCTTATCTTTATGGAATATGACCAACAATGAGTTCAAGTCTTATAAAACGCAACTTAGTTTTGGATTATCAGTTAATCTACCTACTTTCTGGTTTAGGTTTAACTGTCTGATGTTTCCAAAACATCCAAGGAGGAACATTAACTTTGAAGATTGAACTAACAAAAGACTGGGATTCCAGAGGAATAAAGCTAGTTACCAAAACCTTTGCTATTGAACTTATGTTTCATCAGCTTAGTAGTTGGGCTTGGGAATGGAGAATAGAACCAGAGCAGCCTTTAGACAATATCCCTTTATATATTTGCTTGCCAACTATGAGCATATATTTATGGGCTAATGTCAAGCTAAATAAGAGTGCATAAAGATACGCGATCCTATGTTTGGCACTGCCATACCCGGGACTGCGTTGATATAGGCGCTACCACTCCTAGAGAATCTATAGGCGTAGTCTTTGTTCCTAAAGTTTGTGACAAATAGAGTGTTAGCTAACTCATCACAGTACTGACGATAAATCTCACCCCATTGCTTCATTGTGGTAATGGGGGATTTGTCAGTGCGGGTACGGTTGATATCACCAGCAAAGAGTTGTATCTGAGTAAAGCTATCAGGGTTAGTAGGATCTTTAGCTAGGAATATTGCATCTAAAGTATCTAAGTAACTACGGATATAGGTAAGTACTACCTCATCCCTGATAGTAGACATAGCCATTTCTAGCTGCTCGCACTCCCCCGCTTGGATACCAGCATAGTCTGCATAACCTAGATGAAATCTGGTTCTTGATTTATCACGTTCTGACAATTCCATTAATTACTACCATGAAAGAATATTTAATACAGTCTAAGTATATAAGAACTGAATCCTATAAGGGTGAGGATAGATGGTACACAGTCATGACTACTAGCGCACAAGACGATGATAGCTTTACTGGTGCTTACAGTAGATTACTAGCAGAGTTCTTGTCTACTAGAGACGAGTTTGTTCATGCTGAGTTTAGAGGCATTAGAAGAGAAACTATCACTACTGATACAGTCCTTGTCTAGTATTGCCTACGGCAGAAGCGTACCCTAGATTTATCACGTTCAGAAAGTTCCATGAGGTTATTATGTCCTATCGTTTAGATGAATCAATATTTTATAGAAACCTACATGGAATATTTGACCATAGACGTGTAGGTAGAGTTAAAAGAGTTGTCTGGGTAGAGCCTGTTATTGATGGTGTTTGCACAGAACGTTATAAGCAAATTGATTTAGCGGCTACTCTGAAACTACATTCCCAAACACAAGAGAATTATCAGCTTTGATAGCATCAATAGTAGCTTGGTTGAAGTTGACTTTAGCTAAGGTTAGTACTTCAACTAAGTGTTCAATACTTGTATACCCACCACTAGGGCGGTTGTTTACAATACCCTTAGCAATAGCACGCCCTATTCCTCTAACTAACTCAGCTAAGTCAGTTGCAGTTAAGGACTCATCATTAATGTTGACCTGTACTTGTGCAGGGCTACCAGCAATAGTGGGTGTAGGTGTGACTATGACGGGTGTGGTTGAGGTAAAGGTTTGGATGATATCACCTAAGCCTGATTCAAACCTATTACCACTAGAGTCTTGTAGATACACGTAGGTGCTGAACTCATTGAGTAAGGTACATAGTCCTCTAGTGCGATGTTGTACGGTTGGTGGATTCATTGTCATTAATAGTAATTTGCTTATCTAATCTTACTCTTAATACAACTCTTCAACACCACCAAACACCACCAATTGCAGAGACTTGAAATGCTCTAAAGTTTTGTGGTCTAGGTGTACGCCATTAGTAGTGAGGATAGTAGTTAGATGTGGGTAGTCTAGATAGCCTTGATTGGGGCGATTCATGACTATCACTCTAGCTACATCCTCATCTACTCCTAGAGCTTTAACTACATCCTCAGTAATGATGGATAGGTCATTGATATCTATAGGATATCTTTGTACGTCAGCTTTAAAGCATGACTCTAGGAAAGATAGATTAGGCGATACTTCAGTAGCATTAACATCTATAGGTCTTGTGAACTCATGAGCTTGTGCTTGGAACTTCTTGCCATTAGCATCTACCAGTACGAAATAGTCATAGAACTCTGACCAAATACTACATAGTCCTTTTGTTTTGTGGATAACTTTTTCCATATCGGGATCGGGTCAATAATAGTGATGTTCTAATGATACCCTACGCTACGCTATGGGGGAGATTTAGGGTTAAGAGATGAGTGAGACTAAAGTTTTTTTATACGTTGTTGAAGTTTGCTTTAAGGATGATAGATGGCTGCTAAGTGATTACAGTTTAAACACTCCAAGAATAGATAATATTCACGATGCTAGGCTGCTTCTTCAAAAGGCAAGGCGTGAGAATGAAAGTGCTGTTTGTCTTAATAGTCGGGCTGTTGCAAAATATCGAATTATGAAAGCTACAACTACATTTGAGGTACTAGACTTTTAAAGTCTATACAGAGAAGCCCCATCCATAATAGATAGGGCTTTCTGAAATCTTCTTGACCTAAGAGGCGATCTAGATAATTTGACCACGGATGTAGGACAGTGCATCCACAGTAGGAGCTAACCAGTACTTGATTTGGATAGGGATGTCTACCCATTGTGGGAAGCCAAAACCTACAGGGATGTTAGCTACAGAGATACCACTACCAACTGATGTACCAGCAGTAACCGTAGAGTATAAGTTAACAGTACGGTCAGCATCAGTACCAGTGTAAGCACCTAAGCCAGTTACCGCCACTGCTTCATTAGCAAATGGGTTAATCACTTTACCTAGTACGCTGAAGTGGTCAGCAGCTAGGAAGTTGCCATTAGCTTGAACTTGTGCTGATAGACCGCCAAGTGAGTTAGCAACAGTACTAGCAACACCTTGTGCAGCCGTAGCCACCTTGAGTGTGTTAGTAGAAGTACCAGTCAGCACGTTGAATACAAAGGATTGTTGATTAGGGCTAAATGCACTACCAGGGAGCATCCAAGACACTTCAGTAACGTAAGCGTTAAGAGGGATGATTAAGTTAGGGGAGATTGTGAGGAGTTCAGAACCCGCTACTTGGTCAGTGCCTAGAGGGTTCGCGGGGATACGAGCAGTAATGACGGTCTGAGGTGTGGTGGTTACTCGGAATACTCCATCAATAGCGCCTATTACGCCACTGATAGGAGAGTTAACGAGGTTACCAGCATTCTCAGAACCAATATAGTTTCCAAATGTTGCAGACATAGTTCTTTAGGGTTAGGGAGGTGATGGGAAGGATGAGCTATAGTTTGCCCACAAGTTTGTTTTGAAGGAGATAACCTTCTAGTTGCCACAACTGGTTTTCAGCTTGTTCTCGCGCTACTTGTCTGCCAATCTCAATATTAAAGTTAGCAGGGTCAACACAAGCGCCTCTACCAAGCAGGGTAAAGCCTGAAGATAGTTTATAGGACACCACGACTTCTTTATCCCAAAACACTGCTTCTTGGGTTTCAGCAGTGTCAAGCAATTCCTTGATTTGGGTAAGAGTTACTCGGTTAGAGTTGTGACTAGAATAGTCAATATTGCAGTCTGGCATAAGTGTTTAAGCAAAAATTATAGTCAAGAGTTTTAAGGTTCTCGCAAAACTAGAGAACCTTAATTAAGTGAGTTTAGAAGGGTTGGAAGGTACGCATAACAGTGATGTTATTAGAGTTGAGTAGTGAGTAACCACCGTACTCCTGCCAGATAGCCATTAGGAAGCGGTCATAGTCAGTGTTGTTGTTAAGCTTGACTCTTGGCCCTTCACCCCAGATAGCTTCACCAATGGCATTAGTACCAATGATGATTGCACATTCTGCTTGACGTACTACAGAAGTACCATCAGCATAACCTTGTGAGGCTAGACCAGAGGTAGTTAGGGTAACTGGGATAGTAGGTAGGTTAGTTGCTTCAAACCAACGTACACCACCCATGATGAACCCTAGTGGCATAACCATAGAGTGCATGAATCCAGTTTGACCATAGAAGCCACCACTCTTGACAAGGTCATTAGGTGACATTGTCCAGTCTTGTAGAGGCATCATCTGAGGTAGGGTTGCAGATTGTGCGCTCATGGGAAGCATGGATACTGGAACACCTGGGTACTGTGTTACCTGTAAGAAGCGTGAGTCTTGTTGTAGTTGCAACATGAACCCGGGGCTAGCCAATCCATGATACACATCACCGAAGTTAGATTGGAAAGGAGGGACTAAACGAGAGCGCATATCAGCGACTACCTTAAGTACATCTCTAGTGAAGTCTAGTCGAGGTGCACCTGTAGCTGTGTTATAAGTACCACCATTAACTATACCTGCGGGGTTATAGTATCCACCCACTAGGTTGTTAGCAACTTGTCCAGTGGTTGCTGTTGCGGGGTTAGCAGATAGAGCTAGACCGATGTAGACGCTATCCTTCCAACGGCGATAGTCTTCAAATAGGGTTTCACTACCGATGGATTGATGGAACTGGTCAGCGCGGCTCATGTCATACAGGTTACGCTGCATGGTCATGAGGTCGAACATATTAATCTTTAACACCCCGGGTTCATTGGGGTTGGTGCTATTACCAGTGGATGGGCCAGTAAACTCTTGAAGAGTAATGGTGACTGCTTCTTCTGGCAAGCCACGACCACCACCAGTACCGATGACTTGTGATTTATCGCGTGCACGGGCAGAGAGTGTGTATGACCCTGGATCGTTCCAGAAGCCAAAGCGCTTCATACGTGCAGTAGAACCCGGTTGAGCAGCCCAGTCATGTACGATTTGGGGTTGTACAACATACCGAGCAATGTACTGCGGGCGGGGGCGATATAGCTCCACACCCATAATGATTTCTAACTGAGAACTAAATGTTGCCATTTCTTAGGAGTGGGTAAGGTGTAAGCGGAGTCCCTACGGTAAGGGATGATGTTATGAGAAATGAGCTATGTTCAATCATGCCGAAGCAATGATGATTATCGAAAGGCAAAAGGCTGAGATGGAAAGGCTAGGAGAAAACAACGAATATCTAAAGGCTCTTGTTAAAGATATGTCAGACAAGGTTGCCTTCACAGGACTAACCACTGAGGAACTACAAGGTATTCATGGATTGATTCAAGGTCAGATTGCTTTAATATCTAGCCTTCAAACGTCTGATGATGTACTCAAGGTTCACTCAGCAGTAACGCCTTTAGCTCTCCTTGTCTCTCTAGTCTCTAAGCCAACTGACTAACGAGCTGACCAAAGTGACCTGAATCAAGTTGGCGTAGTACATCAGTCATACGTCCACGACCACTACCTTGAGTAGCACCTTGACCCAAGCCCATATTCATTTGATTGAATGTGGGTCGTTGTGGTTCAGGAGCATACTCATAGCCTAAAGGTGCGGGAGGACGTTCTTGAACTTGTCCTTGTGGTTGATTAGAGCGTACTAGGTAGTCGTAGTATTGCTCAAAGGTTGCTTTAGGGTAAGCAGTGCGGAAGTTAATTACTTCAGGTAGTTGAGCAAGATGGAACTCTTGGTATTGGAGCCAATAACCAGTGTTTTCAGGGCTAGATAGAATCTGACCCATTTGAATAGCTTCCTTCTCAAGAGCTTGAGTATAGGCAACTACTTCACCTAATTGGTCTTCACGATGGATGAGTTGTTGATGGATGCGTGCAATGGCTAGCTCAGGCGATCCATTGCCAAAGCTATTGATTAGTTCGATTACCGAGGCGAGAGGATTACCCTGACTATCCTTTCCGCTTGGGGCGTTTAGGTCTAGCTTGGGGCTGTACTGTCTCGTTGGCGAGGTGACTTGGGGGGAGTACTGTGGTTGTACTGAAGTTGGGTTTGGTAAATAGCTGTTGGGAACCAAGCCGTTCAGGGTCAGGTAATCCGTAACTGGATTCGCTTGCTGAGTAGGAGCTACCACTGACTGAGGGGTTGTTTGTATCCAACCGCCCGTTGTCGGTGCGAATTGCTGAGGATGGGAGTACTGGGGGGTTAGCCCAGTCGAAGGGTAAGGGCTCACCAGTTGAGGTGCTGACTGCCACTGTGGGGCTACCGTTTGAGGAGCTACCTGTGGTGATGGGGCTTGTTGAACCTGATAGTTCTGAGGGAGTGCTTGTACCATTAGTTAAGGGATTATCCTTGTTGTCAGCTTCATCATAGGATGCGCCGTAGGAGAACTCACGTTTCAGTACCGTGTACACTGAGTCCATTAGATAAGTCATATCATAGCGCAAACTTAGAGCTTTACCCGGATTATATGGATCTTCTACCTGAGAAAGTTGCATATGTTGTTGTAAAAGATTATTGAACAACCCTAAGTACTCACCTCCAATCCTAAAAGGAATGCCTGATAACTTAGCCTTCTTTTCTTTGAGGGATAGGTCAGGGAATACAGCATCAAGGGCTTCTAGACTTCCTACTCCTAGCTCTTGAAGGTTACGAGTATAGATAGTGCGGTCTAGTTTGTCTTGGGGTGAGTCCTCAAATACATCACCGTTATAGCGATAGTAGACATTGACTTCACCAAAGGGTTGTAGTCCTACGCTAATGGGTGCTTCGATACCGTCTTGCCAGATTAGTTGTTCAATCTGTTGTTGGGTAACTTGAGTGATGTCAATCTTAGGGTCTTCCGATAGGAGCCACTGCTTGAATTGATCCATATATAGACGTTCTTCATGCATGATGCACAACTCAAGGACTCGGGATAGTCCATGTTGCCATAGGGTCAGGGACTTCATGTTGGCAGTAGCAGCCACTTTCCCATAGAGAGATTTGACCTCACCAAAGGTACTGAAAGACTGGTCATTCGGGTCAATGCCTCCTAAAGCTCCATGAAGCGCAGTGCGGTAAGTGTCAGCAAATCTAGCTTGGTCAGGAGATACGGGGTCAGGCACTACATAGCCAAATCTTTCATCAGCGTTTACATTTCCAATGACGGGAACAATCTTTTCGTGTTGACGCGCTGCCCATCCGCCATCATTACGTCTACCGCCAATACGCACAGAAGTTAGATCTTTGAAACCTTGTGAAGCAGCCCATGACTGAGTACCTATCTCAGTAGTCTTTTGCATCACTTCTTCACGGGAACGAGTAGTGATAAGGGTAGGATTGCCAAAGGTGAAGATATTTTGCATGATAGCGCCCCTTACCGTATCTTCGGCTTCTATCTGGTCACTAACCATAGCAAAGTCAGACCTACCACTATCCCCGGGGAAGTATGGGAGGTTGGGTGATTCTACACAAGGGATGTAGCCTAGTGTGTTGATGAAGGAGTTGACCTGAAGTGGGGGGGCGTAGTTAGAGCTAGTTGAGTAGATGTCTAGTGGTGGCTCGGCATTGAAGAACTCTTGGGTTACCGTGTCAGTCTTTACTCGTAGACGCACCCATCTCTCAGAACCTAGAGATGATTGAGCGTAGTACATTTGACTGGGTGAACGGTCATAGTACTTATATCTAATGATCACTTCTTGCATCTCCCTGCCATTGGGAGAGTAGAAGACCATGTATTGAGACTTAACATCATCTATTGAGTTATTCTCTTTACCGCTATGGAACCAATAGATTGAGTATCCGTCTAAGGTAGGTTGCATTAACCATAGAACACCACCAGTAGCTATGAAGAGTGAGGCGATCCCTTGGTAGTACATATCTAGCTTGTTAGCTTTGATAATCTTGTCTATGAATTTACGTCTTCGCTCATCAGGAGTATCTTGGTCTACAAGGAACTCTAAGCCCTGCCTAGTCATAAATAAGACAATCTGTTTGATATGGTTAGGTACTACCATACTTTCAGAGCCGCTATTCTTCCTGTCGATAAACGCCTGAACTACGCTACCTGTTTCCATGTATATCTCTATCTAATATTAGTTACTCTTACTATACGCTACGCTAGGAGAAAGAGTTAATAACAACTATGTATCAAAAGCCTTGGCTAATCCCTAACAACATTTATAGCAAAAGCCCTGACGTGTTTCTTCAGGCTCTTACTAATCCCACTCTAAGAGCTTCTAAACTAAAGAGACAATATCCAGTTGAGTACGCAGGGTATAACTTTGCTGATGCTGACAGTGCATTCTTTGGGTTAAGAGAGATGTTGCCTGAAACGTCTAACCTAATGCTGTTGTCAGACATTAATGCTGCTAAGTTTATGCAACATCCTAGACTTATGGATGAGCTGTACAAAAGGGCTGGTCAAGGCGAAGTATCTAGTTATCTGAATACTTTAACTCATCGCACTGGCAAGGGTAGTCCTAAGTGGGAAGGCGATGGTCTACAGTCTAGAGCTATCCAAGCTTTGAATACTGGGTTTAAACAAGCTGCTCAAGTAGGTAAGTTAAGCATGGAGGATGAGATAGGTGATCTGCTATCCAGTGGATACAACCCTTTAACTTCTAACAGCCTAATTCGTTATGCATCTCAACTGCGTAGACCTATAGATAGTATGGGTAGACGCATGGCTATAGACTTATCACAACCTCAAGTAGCACCTAACCCACAGCCTTCAATGAGTGCTATGGCAAGTGATGTACTAGAGCCATTAGGGGAGAGGCTACCACGGGGGATAAGCGATGACTTAGGGCAACAGTACTTAGCTATGCAAGAAACCATGAAAGCTAGACAGGCTCTACAGTCTCTAGCTGCCTTTGCTAATCAGTATGACATTCCCTACTAAGGCATGAGTAGCTAGGGCATATGGCTATAGACTTAGAACCTTTGTATGGGTATGGATTAAACAATATGACTAGTGCATATTACCCATAGATTCTCCCCCTACAGTGTACCCTATCCTTAAGACGGCTGAGTTTGATGTTGAGTACGGTACTGAGCCTAAGATAGAGGCAAGCGATAACCCAATCCAATAACACCACAAGTAAGTGAATCAACAAAGTCATCGTGTAGAGTACTGCCGAAGAACAGCAACTCCTTAATAGTGGACTGAGAGGGACTGTACTTAAACTTATTGAAAGTGATGTTGCCAACTTGCAATGCACCTGATATAGCCATAAGTCTTTCCCTCTTATCTCCTTTGAGCTTAAGTGGTCGAGGGTGTATAGAGTGGATGCCCATAGCTACTTTGATTAGTGCATTGAAGTCAGCCATGATGCTCAACTGTTGTGATACGTCCTCTAGATATAGGTCAATGTATACGTTAGGACGAGACTTATACTTGATGGGAAACTGTTGCGCTACAGGGTCATCTGGATTAGTCCAGCCTTCTTCATCTATGTCTAGAAGGTCATGGTCATAGAGGAGCATTAGTAGTTGGTTGAGTTTAGCTATGTTCCCAGAAGCCTTAAACCTTGCACTACCAAGTAGGTCAATACGTCCATTGGATGTACTACCATAACGCCCCATTAGAGTGAATACAGTGAAGTCAGCTTTCTTTTTAACACTATCGGCAAGGTCAGTACCAATGGCGAAGCGGGAGTAAGCACTTACCTTCTCTGGGTAATCGTACTTAATCCACTCGGGAGGTATAGCTAGTCCACCAATTGAGACAATCTTATTTTGATACTGGAAACTAAAGGAGATAGGGTCGCCACCTTTATCTGGGTCTCGCAAGGTGAGTAGGTGCTTGAGTGGTATGAACTCTTCCCAGTAGCTTATCTCCTTACCATCATCACTTTCGACTATGGCTTGTTGTTCAATTACCTTCCAGCGCTTCTCAGTGTTGAACTCAGTTGCGTATAGGTCATCAGCACTCATTCGAGTACCAATACATATTTGTCTACCACCAGGGAACATAGTAGGTTTAATAGCGTTGTGGTAAGTACTAGCCATCTTCTCTCTAACTGTGGGATTCTCGATATCCGCAGGTGATTTGATAAGGTCATCAAAGAGAATGATGTGCGCTCTACGAGAGGTGACACTACCAACAATGCCAGCACAGGCTAGGGTATATGGCTCACCTAGTGCTTGTAGTCCTGCCTTACGCTTATCTATTTCCCATACCTCATCAGACCATCTCTTACCCTTAGAGACGTTAGGGAATACTTGTTGGAATCTATCAGACTCAATGATTTGTTTTATCTCTATGGACTTTTGAGTACTAATGGTGATTGAGTAAGAGATAACCAGTACTTTGATAGGAATACCAGCCTCAGTCTGCACACCTATCTGATGCGCGATCCACTCGGTCATGAATCTAGACTTAGCGCTTAGTCGTGGAGCTAGGATTAGAGTGTTAGAACCACCAATACCTTTAAGACAACGCGAGTCTTCTCCTGTGAATAGCTCATCCATCCACTCAGAGTGGTGCTTAGGTCTTGCATACTTATGTGCTGCTAAGTCATTGATGTCCTCTACACCTTCTTCATTAGCAGATATTTGAGGGAAGCACACATACTCCCTGAAGGCTGTGAACCCTTCCTTGGTATTTTGTCTAGCCTTGAGGACTAAGGGCTGAGTAGCTTGTGTTGCAGCCTTGGCATGGTAAGTGACATCAGCTTGTATCTGAAGTCCAAGGGATGTGGATGGTCTGAATCGAGCCATAGGGGAACGCTACGCTAGGGGAGGATTAATAACTGAGGGACTAATGAAACTATACATGATTCTTTACAGGTCGCACTATTCTAAAAACTGGTCTGTTATTGGTGAATACTTTGAGAGCCTAGATGCTGTTAAAACACATATTGCCCTATGTAGAAAAGCTTATAAAGGGACTGAATACAAATTAGTGGCAGGAGAGGTTGAGGTATTAGATGATTAACTACACCCTAGAGCGTTGCATCACCAATGATGATAACTGGGAGCATTACTGTGACCTTGGATGTGATGAGACTACAGCTATTGAGATGTGGCATTACTGGCAAGAGAAACAACCTAACTATGCATTTAGGATGTATAAGGTCACCAAACAACTAGTAGCTATGATTGGGCATCCTAATGGAGGTGGACGATGACAGTTAATGAATTGTACTTACAACTTGAAGCACTCATTAATGAGGGGTATGAAGGATTAGAAGTAGGAGTTGTTGATACTGTTAACAACAAACTTACCTTTAGCCTTTCACTAACCTTGCTTCAACAAGGAGATGAGATGTTTATAGGAGTTAAGCATGACAGTTAATGAAGCTATTGAAACAACGACTTATCACATTGAGTATTGCCCTAAAACTAATAGCGAATACAGTCAGCACAAAGTAGGTGACTGGAAGACTGATTCTTCCTGCAAAGACTTAGATGAGGCTTCAGCCAAGTCTGCTTTAGAGTGGAGTCGTGAGAACTTTCATTACAACAACTACAGGGTTGTTAAGACCGTAAGTACACAAACTATATTGGATTGGTGATTATGACAGTTAATGAATTGATTGCTAGATTGCAGTCATTAGCGGAGCAAGGCTATGGCGAGTCAAGCGTACATTTATATTTAGAGGGAAAGAAAGATGTGTCTGCAGTCATTTGCTATCCAGCTAAAGTTACTGAGACAGGGCTAAGTGGATGGGATGGGACTATACCTCCCTATATCCTCTTGAGAGAACCTGACAAATCTAATAAATGGCTAGAATATGGGCTGACGATCCCTAAACCTCTTCCGCGATCCTTTGAATAGCAGCTTGAAAATACTGCTCAAGTGCTGGTCTAAAGGGTGAGTTCTTCTCAAGCATATTGAGTACTAAAGACTTCACCCTATCAGCACCAGCTAGTAGTAGCTCCCTCTCTCCTGTACGTTCCTTTACTTGTGCTAGGGCTTGTAGTATCTGCTTAGTCTGTCCTACCACTGCTGGATACTGAGCGATGATTGATTGCATCTGAGAGTCAGTTATCTCTCCCCCGTCTAACTTGTTTTGGATTAGACCACCATAATCGAATGCTAGGTTAGCAGTCCTAACGGCTAATGATTCAAGACCCCCTACTACATCAATGCCCGCGTACTCTTCTAGCTTACGGTTAAGGGTATCAGCTTCAGTACCAGCCTTAATGCCCTTGACCTTTAGCCATGCCTTGATTTGAGGTATTGAACACACACATCCATTCTTGACCAACCAAGCTAGTTGTTGACCGTACTCAGTAGGGTTGCGTCTACAAAGTAGGGTGAATTGAGACTCTAGCTCAGAGTCAAGCTGTTGATTGAAGAACCCTTGGATTACCTGATGTGCTGGTATAGCATCGGGATACTTCTTAGGTCTATTAGCGGGATTCCGCATTGATGATGATGCCATTTCATCTCCTTACTTCCTAGGCAATACTGATAGCGCACGTTTCAAGTCAGCATCTCTAGTTTGACCAGTGGTATTGACTTGAACTTGTCCTCTATTCTTTTCTTCAGCAATGTTCTGAGTTGACTGTAATCGCATACGGTCTTTAGTTAGGTTAGAGTTTTGTTCTCTAGCTCTAGTATCAATACCCTCTGTGCGACCAGCAGCCTCGGTATCAAAGTCTTGATAGATACGTGATTGGAATGGCAAGTCTTCTCTAAAGCGTCTTTGGTCGTTTTGAGCTTTTGTTTCAGCTATGTTGCCTAGAGAGGTGAATACATTTTGAAGATCACCACTAAAGCCAGAGTTAACGCTAGAAGTTGAAGTACTAGAGCTACCATTTTGGCTAAAAGATGATTGATCAAAGGATGAAATGGGTTTGTTCATCCAAGAGCTATTAACAGGCAAAGAAAAAGACATGGCTATCTATTGAATGAAGGACGATATTGTTGTGAGTTAAGAGTAGCAGTGCCAGCACCAAGCAGTGCAGAGAACCTATTAGCGTCAGCACTAATACGAGCCACATCTACGCCTCTATCAGCACTGTATTTAGAACCTTCTAATCCTCTGTCAGCACCATATCTATTAGCATCAGCACCAATCTGAGTAGACTTAACACCAGCATCAGCATTGTATCTAACACCTGATAGTAAGTTGTCTGATTGATAACGTAGGGTTGATTGCTCGTTAGCTTTAACGCCTAAGCCAGCATTAAATCTACGCTGGTCTTCAGTAAAGTTGCGGCTATCGTTAAGTTGTGTTTGCTTAAACATAGGATTGTTAGCTAAGGCTTCATTAGCATTAGCATAACCTTGTCGCTCTGCTTGACTTGCGTTATTAGTAGCGTTACTAGTGAAAGTATTAACTGATGGAGTTTTAGATGTATCTCCTAGCCCCATCCTCTGAGTAACAGTATTTGTGTTGGATGCTCTACCACTTAAAGAAGCAGCAGCATTCTTAAAGGCATCAGAGGCAAAGGTCATTTTTGCTTGTGTCATAGTTATAGGCTCATAGATACTGGATTGAGCTTAGATACAGAACTATTGTAAGCTCCTGAGATGGAGTTAGTCATGTTAGCTGCATTAACACCAGCTTGTCTCATTGAAGTAAGGTTTTGCTCGAAGGAGGCATAGGGTAGTCTAGTTGCTAGTTCCATGCCCAAGGCACGATTAGCTTCATTGTTAGCTAGAGTATTGACTTCCTTGATCTTACGTTTGGATAGGTCAATGTCTTGGTTGCCATATAGACCACGATATTTGTAGTCAATATCATAAGCACCTTTGAGCCTATCTAAATCACTTGGCTCAGTCTTCGCTGGTTGAGATGATTTAGCTGTAGTTCCTATTGATTGAACGCCAGACTTAGCTACATCACTTAAAGGCAAAGCCATTCTAGACTGAGTAGCATTTGAACTCAAGGTACGCAATCCTAACCCTGAAGCAGCTTTGACAGATCCAAATGTTTTGTCTGCGTTAAAGGGTTTAGGTTTATTGTCCCTAGCTGCGGCTCTCCCAGCTTCGGTATAGTTGATGTACCCTGGAGTGTCAGGGCGTAATTGCATAAAGTCTTCAGGTGTCATTATCCTAACCAATTGATAGGTGTACCAATGCGCTTAGATGCCGCATCAAACATAGACTGTCTTAGGTTAAGTTTACCTTGTTGTTCAGCTAATTCCTTATTCCCTTGCAAAGACTTGTCAGCCATCTTAGAGCCAAAGTCAAATTGCATTTGAGCTTGGTCACGTTGGAGGTCTTGCTGCCTATCAATTTGGTATTGCTGTAGTTTAAACTGTCTATCCTCGACAGCTTTAGCCATTGGCAGTTCAAGTTGTGCGGCACGTTCTCTAGGCTTGATTGCGTCTAAGGCTTTCCACTTGCCAAAAGAAAAGAAGTCTAGGTCAGTAATAGCTCCTGTATCGATACCTAGTTGTGCTGCTTTAAGCCTGTCTTCTGGGGATAAGCTACTACCACCAAACCTGAGACCAAATAGATTAAGGTTAGGAGCAGCATCGTATAGCCTTTGCCTAAAGCCAGCATCATTAGCAGTATTTAGTAGACTTTCTCTATACTCGTCTTTAGGTGGGCTAGGAAATCCTTGCTGATATTCCATTACAATCCTCCTGTCATTTGCATATATCTAGTAACTGGACTAGGTGATTGACCTTGCAGCATTTGAGTCTCAAAGTCAGTAGGTTTAGGTTTATTCATCCCAGAGGTTAGAGTGTACAGCCCAGTGTCAGCAGCAAATCCTATGGGCATATTGTATCCTTGACGGGAAGTCTGAGGATTACTCAATAGGTCTTTCTCTCTACTTCCCAGCCTTTCATTCACATAAGCTTTTCTTAGGGATTTAGGCTGGCTAGAGGATAAAGTGTTAAAGGTATCTCTAGAGTTTCTTAGTCTAGACTCTCCTACTTTATTTAACTCTCTACCACCAAACTTAGTTCCTAACATCGTCCCACCAAAGGAACTGAAGGACTTTAAGCCAACATCATTGTTAGCTATGTCCATTGCTAGAGGGATAGCATCCATACCCAAGTTCATTAAGCCCATAGCATTAGGAGTGTAGGCTTGCTTAAGGAGGTTCAATGCACCAGCACCAGCACGAGCAGCACCAACGGGAGCGCCCCCCATAAGTCCTAGCCCAGTAGCGCCTAACTTAAATCCTTTCATTAATGCGGCAACAAGTGGAAATGCCATTAGTTATCTCCTTGTTTAGCTATTCTCATAGGTCTTTTGCTTACGCTGTAGTCTTTGTTGTATTGGGGGTAATATGTTTGTTTAGGGATAGATGGTGCTGTGGGAGTATAAGCACCTATGCCTGTCAACCCTAAAGCATCTAAGTAAAGGTCATTCTGTTCCACAGTATCCAATGGCTTCATGTTGTTTAAGTTAACAGCAATTCTACCACCCCTATCTTTGACCATAGAGCTTATTTCTTCTGGGTTTAGGGACTGCTCCCATTGCCAAGTATTGTTATCAGCTTTGTTGTAATAACCTAATGGATTCATAGCACTAGGGGATGTGCTAGAACCCTTGGCTAATTCATTGATAGTTTCAATACCATAGGCTCTGACGTTAGGATGTGGTTGACCAGCTTTAGCCAGTCCTTGCTTGACTAGTTCAGAATGACCAGCATCTAATGTAGATGGTGTTATTTGAACTACTGGTTGATTAAGTAAGTCAGTCCTATTCTCAAGTAATCGCCTATCTACTAACATCCCGCTAGGATTAATTACCACTGTGTTTAGCCCATAGCTCTTGAATAAGTCTTCAGGGTCTACAAGGTTATCAAAGTAATCAGTAGGACTGTCATAAGATAATTGAGCCTTCCTTTGAGGTGTCTCATTAGCATAGTTACCTAGGTTTTCTATACCTTTCTTGGATAACTTAGATGACATCACGCCTAAGTTGCGGGCTAGATACATTCTGCTTTGGTCAGGTACTACCACTGATGGCTGACCTGTACTTGGATTGTTAGGCACTTCATCAGCAGGCTTAGCACCCCTAGGCTTAGGTGTAGGTCTATTAGGTTTGGTAGGTGGCGGTGGGGCAGCTACTACATCATCGATAGGTGTAGTAGCACTAGGCTTTCCCAAGTCTTGAGCCATCCGTCCTACAGGGAATCCAGCTTCAGGATAAGTTAGTACACCTCTCCTCAATGCTTCCCTCAACCCTAAAGTACCAGCACCAATGCCCATAGCAATTAGGGGTGATGCTTCAGTATCACTAGAGTTAGTGAATGCATTGTTAAGGTATCTAGCACCCTCTAATCCTAGTGCGCCAATACCAGCATAGTTATAGGGTGTACGTCCTTGTGTGCCTAGAGCTAGACCACTACCAACCGCTAAGCCGATAGGGTCAACATCTAAAGGTGCTACAACATTATAGGCAAGTGCGCCTAGACCAGTAGTAGCGCCAATAGCGGCTGGCAGGGCTAATCTAAGTGCTGTCTCATTATTAGCTAACTCTGGGATGAGTTCAGCTAAACGTCTGCGTAGTGGGGAGTAGGTCATGTTTAACGCATCCTAGGAGAGTTTGCATATAATCCAGCCAGCCCTGCTTCTAACGGGAACTCTTTGCCGACATTCCATCCTCTACCTCTAGTAGTATTTAAGGCTAACTCGTTTATCGTCAAAGGCGGCACTACAACTCTACTTGTAGTAGGCAAGTTAGGGTCGCGCACAGCTAAATCACCACCACGCTGATAGGGTAAAGCACCCATCACTGAAGGGCGAGCTACTGGTTCAGTCGATACATTGACTACACGAAAAGGGGTTGTTGGATCGGGTCTATTAGCTTGATACGTGTTATCAGGATTAGCACTTGCTCTAGGGTAGCCAGAAGGAACACCATGATATTCGTCAGTACGATATCTACCTGTAGAGTTTTCTGGAATATTGTATACAGCTTTAGCGCTGTTAGCTACGTCAGCATTTCTACCCCTCAACATTGAGTATGCGATAGGTGCAAAACCGCCCAACGCTGCTAGCCCAACAGATGTAGCAGTAGCATCATTATCAAATACACGACCTGACAAACCGCCAACAGTAGCAGCAGCACTACCAGCTAATGCAGCTTGCATATAAGGATTTTGCAATTGTCTTTCTGCATAGCCTTGATTAGCTATTTGAACAGCAGCAGCTTTAAAACGGTTTAGGAACTTCTGATTCATCTCTGCTTCATTCAAACCTTCATACACGCCTCTAGCTGTACTAGCTCCTGTTCTATCAATGTATTGTTGACCAGCAAAACTCCTACCTTGTCTTAGAAGATTAGCTGCTAAAGGAGCGCTTAACACCCCCTGTAGCAATACATTCTGGTCAGCACCATCCCCTAAATTGCCTACAGCAGTTAGACCGCCAACACCTAGAGCGCCTAGTCCGTAGTCAAGAGCTTCTTGCGCATACTGATTGTCACCTACGCCAGCAAGGTAGCGTTTTGCGAGACTCATTGGATTCATTGTTTTACCTACTCAATAATAATTCTTTCTTTAGCAGCAGTCACAGGGAATACATCAGCCCATATCTTCTTAGCTAGTGGCATAGCTTGACCGTAGTATCCCACAGAGCCAATCATGTTAGTGTCAATATCTTTACCACCAGTGATAGCGTTGCCAACATTGCCAAGTACACCACTATATAGTGATGCTTCACTACCACTTTCTAACATCTTGACGTATTCATTTCTAGCCCTTAGTTGATTAAGAGCATCAGTGTTGATGATACGAGATACGCCTTGCCCTCCAAGGAGAGGAGCCATTTGTAATCCAGTAATTAAAGGATTAGCATTGTTAGTACCAGTAACAGCATTGTAGCCAGCTTGTCCAATAGCACCAATACCAGCACCTAATCCATAGTTAATACCTAGCTGAGTGTAGGGATTATCAATAAACTGGGGGATTACATTCTTTAACCCAGTAGGGTCAATACGAATAGGATTCATGTCTTAGTTAAGATATTGTTGTCTCAAAGCTTCAGCTTGAAGTGCCATCAGTTGACCTTCAATCTCAGCATCACGTATAGCCTTCTCTTTCTTCTCAGGGAATTTATAGAGATTCCCTGATAACTTAGCTGCTTGTTGTAAAGCTTCCATGTCACTTAAAGGGTCGCCATACACTTGTCTCCTCAAAGCTAAGTTAACGTTATCGCCAACCATAGCCATCTCATTAGCATTAGCTTGACCCGTTGCTTGAGTAGCTTGAATGGCTGGTTGTTGTGGATTACCCATCAATGCCATAGCTCCTAACCCTAGTCCAGCTACACCAACAGCAGGGATACCGTACTGTGCGTAGACAGGTAATGCATCCCACCTATCTCTTATTCCTTGCATCATAAGTTAATACCTTGTCTTTGCTTTAATCATACTATGTATTACTTAAAGGATTGCGTATCAACATAATCCCATCCTTTGGTATTTGGGTTGTACCTGACATTAAGCCCTTTAACCGAATCTTGAGTGTCATGCCTCTTAGTTTGGAATTGATCAATGGCAGCTTCAACATCTTCAGTATTAAAGTCATTAGGCTTAAAGTGTTTTCTAGCCCAATAGTTAAGACCAACACCAGCCCCAGTAGTTAATAATGCTGCACTCATAGGTACTTCATATCCTAAGAGGCTTATCGAATCTTCACCACTTAAACTCTTTTGTGTTTTAATAGCGCCTAACTCGGCTAGGCTAGGAACTACAGCACCTACAAGCCCCCCTATAGCACCCCCTTTGAGCGCACCAGCTACTAAGTCCTCAGGTCTACCCATCTCAACCCTTTTAGGCGAATCAACCCAGAACCTACCTATAGCCTCAATATCAGCAGCTACAGGTTGTTTCTCATCAGTCCACTTAGATATAGGTATGTTCTCAGGATCAGTTACTACCCTAGGCTCTACCTTAATCTTACCGTCAGCGCCCCTTGAGTACTTACCTCTACGACTATAAGCCCCAAGTAAAGCACCCGCACCTAATCCAAGTGCTATTGACTTAGTAGGGTCATCTTGTAATCCAAAGAAGTCTTTACTCATGAACCCACTACTCTGAACAGCAGCAGCATACTTCTCAGGTGTAACGTCAGGTCTTTCTTTGACTAGCTCCTCATAAGGCAAGATATTACCTTTCCTACCAATGAAGTACCTACCAGCAAACTCGCCCAATGGATTAGTAGTCTTAGTCTTATCAGTAGGGTCAGCAAATAGAGCCTGATATCCTTTAGGTCTACCAAACTCTCCTAGGTTACTTATATCTAAATTACCCGATGCTATAGGCATAACACCTAATGCTAAAGCAGCACCACCCAAAGCTTGATAACCCACAGGCATACCAGTCACCTTTAGTGCATCACTACCAGCAAATGACGATACTGCCAAAGGATGGTTGTATCGCCAATAGGTATTTCTAGTCTCATCTCCTATAACATCAGACGCTACCCTACCCGCAAAGCCTCCTATGTTCTGAGCAGCAGTTCTACCTTCACTCTTACCTAAGTTCTCATAAGCAGCTTTCCTATCTAATCGCGCTGTATTAAAGTCACTCTTAAACCCATCTATCAGGTCATCTAGTATTGAAGCTGTACGGTTGGGAGTTGCCATAGTTTTAATCAGTTAAAGTAGAACCTAAGAGTGACGCAGTAATTGGGAGTCCTGCCATATAAAGTAACTTAGCAGCATTAGCGTAAGGTATTGCTCTTTGGGCGGCATTGTTCATTTTGTCATAAATAGCGTTCCTTCTTGCCCTAGCAGCTTCCATCTCTGTATACCTAGGGTGTTGCTTGTCGCTAAATGAGATGCCCTCTCTTTTTGCTTTAGCTGCCGCACTAGCTACATCTTGCCTAGAGTCAACATAAGCATTTTCATATGCATCAAACTCTTTAGCGTACTTATCTGCATTAGAGAATCTGTTTAAAGCAAAGCCCTCTACAGCGTTCCTACCAAAGTAAGCTCCCGCACCTCCTAACCCTAATCCAATGCCACCACCTATCAGTCCATTACCTTGACTATCTTGAGTATTCATATAAAAAGACGCTACGCTATGGGGAAGAATAAACTAAGTATATCTCTAAACTTCTATGACAAACGCACTAGACTTAGCACTTGCCAATGCAGCATCTAATATGCCTAAAGGTGAAGAACTACATCTCGAAAACCTAGATTCAATTGCTGACCCTACTATTGATAAACCTCTCCCAATTTTAGGCGACCATGTTGATAGTATTGGAGCATCCGTACTCCCCAAACCATTTGCTGACAAATACAATGAGTTCATGCAAGAGCAATACCAAAACGTAAGCACTGGGTTTAAAGGTGCATATTTAGTCAACGACCCTGAGCAAGATGGTTTATTGCTATCAAGCATCAAAGTTGCTATTGCTAAAGTTGACCTAGCCAACATTCGTCTCGACGCTCTAGCCGACATGATTACCGCAATCTCTAATACCAATACAGCTATTTGCCTTACTATTGAAAAAGCAGCATCTATGTCCTCAGAACCAAACCACAAACATCGCTCTCTCCACGAATGGGATGACTCAGCCCTCCTCAACGAACTGGTAGAACGTGAGAACGACCTTATGCCTTTCTACTACGAACTACTCAAGCGTATTGGATCGCCTGAACTACAATCCCTTGTCATGTCTTCCATGCAAGGAAAGAACGCATCTATGGTAACTCTAGCCCAATTGTGTTCTGCATTAGCTCCTAAGCCTATCAACGCCCAATCCAGCTATCAATCAAGTAGTTTGGCTGAAGATCAAATGGCTAAACTACAGCAAATGAGCGCTGAAGAAGCAAATCATTTTGCACAACAAATGAACACTGTAGTCCCAAAAGCCCCTTATCCTACTCGTTCACAACCCTACAATCCATACAGCGCGTCATAAACTATGAAAATCTCTGAACTCATTGCAGAACTAACTAAACATTTAGAACAACATGGCGATGTACCAGTAGCCCTTGCTGATTGGCAAGAACAATGGGCAAGTCCTAACCTAGATATTGTCAATAAGGACAGTATATATGTTGACCATCGTTTTCAACGATGGGAGAACAGAGGTACTGACAAAGTAGAATCTGTTTTAATCATTGGCTGGGTCTAAGGTAGTATTCTCTGATTAAGTTGAGCTAACTTAATCCTAACCATTTGCTCATTGACTTCCCTCAAACCCATACTCGAAAGTAGAGGTACTGTAGTCCTATCTCCCCTTAGATAAGATTCCAATACCTCTATCTTTCTCTTAGCCATTCTTCTTTGTTGTGCCGCCCGACCTGCCATCTTATCTACTACCCATAAATCTAGACACCATCTCACTTATAGGCGATCTATTCATCTCTATCATATTGCCTATCTGTTCAGGGCTATACTGCTTCATTCTACTATGCAATACAGGAGCAGATGCCATTGCCAATACATCAGTAGGTATTCCTAGCCGATGCCCTATACCATAGCTAGTGCCTTCAGCTTGTATTTCCTGAAGTGCTGTTGGCAAATCACTCCCACTATGATTGAAACCTATATGCGCTAGTTCATGATTAAGTATCTTTTGCTGATAAGGTAAATCATCCTTCAGCCACACATTCTTGTCCCATGCTAACCCTCTAGTCGTAGGGCTACTCTCAACTATTCTCAACTGGCTAGGATATTGTATCAAGTCTTTAACTATATTCACCCCTAACTCATCAAGCATCCTTGAGTTAACATCACTATACCTATCAGCATACTTAGCCATTCCTTGAGTCATAGCTTCTCTATAGTTGACTTTACCAACATCATCAAGAGTCCGTATTAACTGTATCTCTCGCGCTATCCTACTCATTACAGGGGACACCCCTGTACGACCCCGCACAGGTGATAACTTTACATCAAGAGTCTACCACACAGCGCCTCGGAAGAGGTGAATGTTTTAGTATCAGCGCTATTATCCTAGCAACGGTCATTGTATCCTCACACCAGTGCCTCGAAAGAGGTGAGTATTTGCAGATACTACGTCTATACCAACAACAGCGCCCCTTAATACCTGAAATACTCTGGAATAATGGGGCGATATCACTATATTAGACCCTATCCCCCACACTTCAGCGCATCGTAGATGCAAGAGTTTTGAGATAGACTTATCTACTGCGCTCAACAGCGCCTCGGAAGAGGTGAGATTCTTTGGATAGGCTCTATTTACTCTTTCTTCCATTCCATTTGAACCACGACGGGGAGACCCCGTGACACCCCCTTACTTGATTTTATACTTTCGCTTAAACCAAATTACTTCTGTCTTATTCATTGTCTTCTCTAATCTCTGTTCTATTCATTATCTTCTCTAATTACTGTAGTTCTATCCATTATAACTTACCTACGGCTCTGATATAGCTTCCTTTTTGGCTGTACTGGCTTTATATTTTTACTAAATGGAAGTACTTTATACAGGTTTTTGTTTATCTGTTATACTCTACCCCACAACAACCTAAACCGCAGAACAAAAAAGGTACGGGGAGACTCCGTGACACTCCCTAAGACCAGCGCGTCTTACGCAAGTGTAGTCTTTCGTTCCACGCGCTGATGCTCATCACACCACGGGGAGACCCCGTGACACCCCCTTACTTGATTATACGTTTCCGTATGATACTCATTTGTACTAGTTGAGGGTGCGGTTGTTACATTGGCACATACATCGGCACATACATCGCACTACTTTGTAGCACATACACACTGCACGCAGAGGCTCTAGCACACCAGTTAGCTCTCACCTATCTACACAGTTGCCGACACATAGTGACTTGCATTCCATGCTCTGAGTTACTAGCACAGCACAGGTATATCGCCCTCAACAGTTGTATCGTGTGTGAATTCCTTACCTTTCAGGCGCTGAGATGCTAGCACAGCACGGGTATCTGCTCCTCAACAGATATGTCTTCTACGAATTTCCTTGCCTAAAGGCGCTGGGATACTAGTTATAGCCTAGAGCAGGGGGCGTTGCGGGGGGCGGCTAGCCATCCCGCACAGTGACTTAACTTTTTTACCTTCGGTCTGTGGGAGGCATACTTTATTTGGGATTAATCCTATGTCTACTTTATTCTCTCTTGTTGGTTTCTGCGTTCAGTTGGTTGTTATCTTCTCCTCTATTGCACTCATCATTGATACGCATGAGTATCTCTGCTCTCAAGACACTGCCGATGAGTCTGACGCTACGCTACCTATGACCACAAGCCACTGTGCTAAGTCAATGACAACTCCCGCTATTGTGACTACCATCAGTGAGTTTGAGCTTTACCCCGATATTAACTCTATGACTGTTAAGCAACTCAAGTCCTATGCCAAGGCTTCTGGCTTTACAGGATACAGCGCACTCCGCAAGGCTGAGTTAATCAGCTTACTCTCAGAATTCTAGCCTATCTCGACAGCCACTTGTGATAAGCATGAGTGGCTTAACTCTCTTAACTTCGTTTTGTTAATCATTGTATTTTATTAATTTGGAGATTAACCATGTCTATTACTGCTAAGTCTAACAAGTCTGACATTTATGCTGCATACCTCGCCTCTCAAGAACGTATTGCACAGTTGGAGCGCAATGCTGAGGATGACCGCCGCAGAATTGGCGTGATGATGTATGAGCAGAATGTAGCTGCTCAACGCATTGTCGAATTAGAAGCTGAGGTTGAGCGCCTTAGCGATGAGCTTGCTGAAGCCAATGATGATGCTGACGCTCTTGACGATGCTCGTGATGTCATTAAGACGCAAGCCGCACGTATTAAATTGCTGTCTCAGAAGGTTGCGGCTCAGTCTAAGACAGCACCTCCTGCACAATCCAAGAAGCCAGCGCTTAAGCCAGAAGTGCCTGCGTCAGAACTTGAGTCCCAGCCCGTAGTTCAAGTCACCGATACTGACCGCCGCATCTGGTCAGCATTCAAAGCTCTCCCCCGCGAGAAGCGTCAGTCCTATTACGACTTTGCCCGTGCAACCGTAGGTCATCTCGGTATCCACAATATCGTAGCTGTGCGCGAAGCTTACCTAGCTCAGCAAGCAGCGTAACCACCACAGCATCAGATGTCTAGCTCCTTAGTTAGATGTCTGATGCATTTTTTTTTCTTATTCGCAGTCATGACCCTATGCAAATCTTGCATTATACACCTTCGTATAATCAGGCTGTCAATTATACGCTTTCGTATAATCCTTTGCGTCATGACGATAATGATGACGATGATGAAGGTTAAGTTGCTTAGTTCTAGGTAACTTAACTTTCTTAGCTACGCTTTGATGATTGTGTAAATTGTTTAGTTTTGGAGATTGCTATGTATTCATATTGGAATCAATTTCGTTCAGTTCAATACTCACCTGAGTTTATTCAAGAACTTGAGCGTAGAGCTAATGCACCTCAAGTTTACATCAATACTACCACGATGAAGAAGATTGTAGTTTCTGCTAATCAGTTAGCTTTGCGTAAAGAGAGTCGTGACTTTAGGAACTACATTCCTTACGCCACGAGATTTTCTTCTTCTTCCTATATCGGTGATTAATCCCGCAGTCCTAAGCATGACTCTAAACTGCTTCCCTCATAGACCCTGCGTTACCCGAAAGGTATGACGCTACGCTATGAGGGTGACTTCTGATGTTTAGTTCATATCTAGTAAGGAGATATTGGTGATGAATGTAGCCAAGTACGAGTTTATTGACGGGCAGTTTAAGCGCACGATGGAAGTTCCATTGCGAATGACTCTCTTAGAGCAAGTGTGCGTCAACTTGGGGGTTTCGCCAACCTCTATTGTCATTCTTGAGTTGGGCGGTATCGCGCCCAAAGAGCTAAGGAAGGACGGCGATAAAGGCAAGGAACTTCTTGCTCAACAGATGGAAGTCCTTGCTTCTGCAAGTCAATCTCTAGCTGACAATGGTATTACCTTGGATGGTGTGCATTACTCACTTCTCCAAGCAACTAGTGGTGCTAAGACCTCTGCTTCTATGTTGCTGTCGAGTGACATTCGTCTTATTGAATACTTTAGAGGTAATGACCAACACAAAGGTTTGATGTGTCATCCCAGCAAGTCATACGAGCAGCTAATGATGGGATACCAGCTTCCACTCACTCCCAACAAGGCTGTTGTTACAGCCAAGTTACGGGTTCTCATTGTGGATGATGAGTTTGATAACTATCAGGTACACGCTGGTTCTATCAGCCAGTGTGTTGGCGCAAACCCTGATGGCAGCCCCAAGTGGGAGGTTATCTCGTCTTGGCAGGATGAGACTATTCGCCATTATGATACCCGTCAGTCCGTTGCTGGTGTGGGCGACTGTCACATCAAAATCTCTCAAGGCTTGGCTAACTATCTCAGCACTAAAGTCACGGGCTTCAACAGCACGACTGGACAACCCATGACATTCCTTGACAGCGCTAATCAAGGCTGTCAATTCAGGCTAATGGTGGGTGAATGCCCTGCAATGGCTAAGGGAACATTCGTGGTAGAGCCTAGCCTTGCAGAGGATTACCACATGGTAATCCCTAAATCATGCTTTAAGTTGGGCTATCCTAACTTGTTAACTCTTGATGGTGTATTGACTATCACGCTAGGAGCAACCATGCAGGCTGTGGATGGCAAGGCAGCATTTGGCTCTCAGTTTGCTCGCTCCATGAGTAAGTCAGTGCTGGAAGTTCGCAAACCTTACATTGCAGAACAGATGGCTCGCCTTAATACTGCTGGTTCTTCTATTCAAGAAGCGGCTAAGTTCTTCAATGCAGAAGCCAACTCTAAGGTTATCTGGTTTGAGGAGAACGAAGATGGTGAAGAAGTGGAGCAGTCCCGTGACGACTGGTTCTACAAGGCTATGCACTCCATAGCAACTAGTGAGCATCTAAGTTGGGCGCTCAAAGACCCAACCATCATTCAACGCATCCTCTCTAGCATTAGCAAGAGGAAGATGAAGTTAGCTCTAGGCATGGGCTTTGAGGGTAGAGTTCGTACTGCATTACCTGATGATACCCTTCCACTCCATGTAATCAGTGCATCTGATGCAAGAGTTCTTAAGTGGAAGGATGGGAAGTGGTTCAACGGCAAGAAGGCACTACCACATGGTGCTGTTGGTATGGTTGAGTCTAATGGAACTCAACACATTGGCTTGTTAGTGGTTAGGGGCAAAGCGCCTATCATGAACCATGCCGAGCAATGCTTGGGCGTTCTTGTCCATCGTCCTGATGGTATTGGATCGGGTTGCGAGTTTATGAGCCATCAATCAGCATCGGTCTGCACTATGGACTTTGATGGTGATAGGAATAGTACTCTAGTCTGGAAGGATGAAGTTGGCTATCTCGAAGCTATCAATCACTTTGTCAAGATTCAGAGACATTGCCCAATTACTCCTGTTATCAAGGAGAAGTCCAAGGTTAATCGTGGATGGGGTGAGTTAACTCGCTTAGTCTATGAAAGCGCCTTCGAGATGGGTTGTAGTGGCATTACCTCTATGTATTGCCAAGCGACAGAAGCTAGTGGTGTTAAGGGATTCAACTCTTGGTTGGAGTCTATTGCGACATTGACTGGTGCTACTCAACTATACCTTGACTGTCAGAAGTATGCACCTCAGAACCCTGATGAGTTGAAGTCTATCATTGATGGTGCTATGGAGTACTTTCAAGCATGGCAGACTGACCAACGCTCTAGTGATTTAAGGTCTATGCCTTATATCCATCGTGGGCTTAACACATGGAAGATGGCTGGGTTTTGTGACAATGCTAAACCCAAGCATGATGTTGGTACTATTGCTGCTTGCATCAACTATGTCAATGGATTGCATGAAGTGCCAGCGTTGTTAGATGGTATGAAGCCTCTAACTCACCTTCGTGGTATCTGGGGTGATTACTCAGCCCATGATAAGCAAGTGGCTATCGACTTTAAGGCTTCACTTAGAGCTTTTGATGCACTATGCAAGGAAGGTGATGCTGATACTAAGAAGGTATCGGCTCTCATTGACGATGCTAGAGTGCGTTGTGAGTCATTCACCGATGCTCAGTTCAGTGCGTTCTGGGATTTGTCCTATAACAAAGACTGTCTCATTGAGGTTGGGCAAGACAAGAAAGAGTACATTCCCACAGCTAACAAGCCTTGGATGCTGTTCACACAGCGCATTCTTGAGAACACTCCTGAGTTGTTGCTTAAGAAAGAGACTGTGTTATTTAAGCATGGTGGTAAATCCCCTCACGCTATTGATGCAGTAACTCGTACTCAACTGTTGGAGAAACTCACTAAGGAGTCTTTTAAGACAGTGTGTGAGGTATCTCCTGAGTTCGTAGTCTTCCATGAGAAGAACAAGACTCTTGAGATGTTTCCAGTCATCAGTGTCAAGCGTGGCATTGTGATTGGTTACGTTGGTACTCATGTAGTGCCAGATACCTATGAGGTCGAACTATCTGCTATCCGTAAGCAGAAGATTGACAAGCCAACTGGACTTACCTATATGGAAGTCTATGAGTCTGGCTTTATGATGCGTATCATCGACATTGACTTTTAAGAGCGACTCGGAAGATGTAAGTATTTAGGGAGTTATCTTTGAGTACTTACATCTTCTCTTATCTACTAGTTTGTCCCTTGATGGACTAGGCTTTGACGCTTCGCTATTTGATAATAATATTTGTTTGGAGTTAAATATGTGCTTCCAGTTTAACAGAGAACAGTGGCTCTCTGATTGTTGGGAAATGGCTAGATATCAAGACTTAATGGAGTATGAAGCTCAGGAAGTTTTGAATGGTGCTGACCCGTTAGACTTCCATAGACATTGCTAGATAGGCTGTATAGGTTAGGGGGTTATCCTCTAGTCTATACAGCCTTTTTTTTGCTTTGTCCTCTACGTTCTAAGTTAGGACGCTACGCTAGTAAGTAATAGCCTATCTGTCTACGTTTGAAGGTAGGACGCTACGCTATTAGATAACTCAAGGGTTTTGATGCTTTTACCTGAGTTCTATGACAAAGCATCCTAAAGTTCTCAGCGCTCACTTGAGTAGTGCTACCGTTTGTGTTAACAACATAATTATCCTTTTGCTGCTACGCAATGGGATAAGTTATCTATTCTATTTGTGAGTTCTATTATGTCATTCTTTAATCATTACATGGCTACATACAGTGCATACATTAGCTCTCCTGAGTTGTATGTATTTGCTATTCCAGCAGTTATTCTATGGGCATATCTGTTTTCTAATGGAAAGTATGCTCAATCAATTGGCTTGTCTTTTATCTCATCTGCATTTGCAACAGTTCTATTCTGGTCTAAGTGGTAGATGACGCTATCCATCACCCCACACATACATCTACACATGGAGAAAATATGCTAACTCTTAGATATCCCTGCGACTATCGTTTTTCAAGCAATGGTGGGGACTACGCCCACTACTGCAAACAGGTAAATGAAGATTTCATCATCTTCTGGTCATCTGGCGAGTTGGCGGAAGAAAACACGATGATTGGATACCACCGAGGTAAGCCAATAATCGTCACACGGCACGACTGCTACGGCAGTCCCGTGTTCGATGTGGAAGGGTTGCAAAATCCTTCCGTCATCGAGGATGAAGATGGGGGGATCTTCATCAACGGAGTGCATTTCACCCCTATCGATAGGGGTGAATCGGCTGTATTCAATACAGTCGAAAACTGGGCGCGTCAGTGCGCCCACGCTGCTCAAGCGTTAGTTGAGCAAAATGAAAAGGAGTTGATGATTGAACAATATGCTTAATATCTTAGAAATCTTGGAAAAAAAGCGGAACATGGAAGATTTCGCAACATTCCGCAAAAACATTTACCGCATTGGCAATGCGGTAAAGATGGTAGAAGCCACTGGCGACGTTCATCACCTTCGCATCGCCCTGGCCCAATCAGGGCTAGTGCAATTAGAGGATGAGATCGCCGATCCTAAGTCCTTTTGCCGCAATTGGCGGCTGGCATTTGCACTTTTAATGCGCTAAAGCCCTGACTCCA